TTCCACCCTTGAGAGCAGCACCTATTCCTGCCTTAGCTAATCCAGACAACCCACTAACGCCTGGAATGAAGCTAAGTGCCATGGGTGCTGCCTTCAGTGCAAATTTACCCAGTCCCTTCAGGAATCCACCTATTCCATAACCGGGGACTCCTCCAGATGCATACATCGGCACATAGCCGCCACCTGCTAGACCAACAATGCCACCATGTGCTCGACGCCTACTCCATTCCGGTGTCCATTGTGCTTCTCCGGCCCCACCTAACGGTGTTCCCCCTAAAAGATCTCTTAGCGACGGACGCCTGCTCCATTCCGGTGCCCATTGTGCCTCTCCAGATCCACCTAACGATACTGCATCTAATAAATCTCTTGCCGACATTTCTCTACGCCCCATGGAACCAACATCAGGAGCCGTCAGTGCATCAGCAGCCCTGATATTTCTGAATCGTGGATCTGAGATACCACCGGATAGTGCTTCCGCAAGTCTCTCTTCAGGAGATCTGTGTAATCTGCTTACATCGGGAGCAATAAGATCACCAATGTCGATTTCTGAAAGACGTTCTTCTGGTATAATACCCTGAACCCCAGGAGGTAGATCAAGATTATTTTGATCTGATTGTGGAGGAAGAAATCCACTACCTGCTAGAGAAAAAGGCTCTTCTTCTCTTCCTAAATTTGCGATAGCATCCTGAAGTGATCCGGCAACTTGAAGAGAAGGCGGCAAATCAGGATACGAAGGTCCAGGCTCATAATCATCAGGAAGAAGCATAGGAGGTCTCCATTCCTGCTCTTCCGGTCCCCTAAGACTAATCTCTGGCCGTGGTAACTGAACATCTATCTCTGGCATCTCAACAGGCTGATGGCGTCGAGTTTCCCTTGCTCTATCACGCTCTCGCTGAGGCTTCAGATATAGTTCTTCTATCTCACGTTCAGTAAGTTGCGTACCTGGCTGGAAATCTGTCTCGCTCTGCCATCTACCACCCATATCACCCGGATGCTGTGACGGAACAAACGTGCTTTCTCTTTCAGGGGGCGGCTGTACTAAAGCCTGAACATCAGCAGGAGACAGGTCACCAATATCAATAGGGCTTAGTGATGGTGGTAAGTCTCTTCTAGGAATTGGTCCGAAATCGCGCCCACCACCACCAGCATCAGTCTCATCAAATGGATCAGCATCTCTGGCATGTTTTGTAGCCAACGCAGCAGCAGCAGCAGCAGCAGCGGCGGCTGGCCGACGCCATCGACTAGCTGCACTCGTAAAGGGCGCAATAGAACTTTCCCACATTGTGCCCGCTCTTTGTAATGCTGTACCAGGGACTCTTAATGCTGTACCAGGAGTTCCAGAACTAAGCAATCTTGACGCATCTGTAATTGGCGCAGCAGCACCACGGCCACGACTAAATAAACTGCCTAGCCCTCTAAGTTTAGATAAACCACCAAGTATACCTGAAGGTGTAAAATTTGCTAACGCTTCAGCCGTACCAATGCTATAAGGTATCTCTTCACCTTCACGATTAACAAAAGCTCGCCGTCTTCTCGCTTCCCTCTGCTCTTCAGTCGCCCCTATATTCTCTAAAAATCGTGACAACCAATCCCCACCTTCCTGATATCCCGGTATCATGCCACCATTAGCTCTTCTCACCATATCTCTCGCTTCTTCAAAGCCTTGACTTCTTGCCTTACTTATAGCTCTCTGCATACCTGCATCTTCTTGTGTATACACCTTTTCGGAACCATCAGGAAACCTAAAGGTAAGTGTTGCCTGATAACGTCCGTCTGGATGCTGGAGTATTTCTCTATCTATCTCACGCCAATCTTCCCCCACCTAACTAGTCTCTACGCCGAAGACGCTGAATGCTATTTCGTCTGCCGCCGAAGACCTAACGGTTATCACATCATTCTCGCTTAGAGTTATGCCAATGATTGTGAAAACAGAATCATTAGCGGCTAGGACTTTCCCGTAGTAGATGTAATGCTCATTCGCTACGGTTGCACCAGACGGACGCACCGCAATTCTAAAATTCGGCGTGTTCCCGGTGATATTGCAGGCAACAATCGAACTCACTGTAGTGACGGTAGCATCCGGCACCGTATACAGGTCTGCGTCATTAGTATCCGCAGGAGCCGCTTGTCCCAGTACCTTTAAGGTATCAGCCATTACTAGCACCAAGCAATAAGAATTGATATTTACGAAGTGACAGTGAACTGTCGCTATCAGCTTGTACCTTCACAGCATGAATGTCACTACTGACATCTTGGAAGTTCTGTTCGATGGTTCTACGAGACATACTCTCGTCGTATTCTTCGTATTCCTGTGGTGCGCGATTAAGCGCACGATACATCTTGATACTCATCGTCTACCATCCGTTCTGCCGTCTAACCGTACATAGCCGACACGCCAGCCGTATCCGGCTCCCGTACTCTGCACCTTCATAGACATCTGCCTAGCTCTGGCACGAATAAACGCTTCACCCGTACTGGGCGTGATCGCCGCTGAAGCCACCGAAGACTGTGCTTCACCGGGATAGTTGTGCCCATTGATACTGACCGTGACCTCATCTGTTGATACGGCGTCCCTGAAATGAATATCGGGAATCATTCTATGCAGAAACCAGAATTGATCTCCTTCACCCATGTCCATATCGCCTGTTTCGATATATGCCGTCATGGCAGATCCATCGTCATCGTGACCATTTTCATGGCTGTACAGCAAGTTCGGGTAAAGACCTTTTACGGTGTTGCCACCACCCGTAGCAGTGGACGTAGCAAGATCGGCTAATGTGATCGTGTAAACATCCGAACTCGTGACAGATGCAACAGTATGCTGATTGTTCAATACCACAGTCGATAGGCCACCAACCGTGGATACATCCTGCAAAATAACCTCATCATCCGCCCTAAGCCCGTGACCCGAATCCGTGACACTGACAGTGCCGGAAGTATTGGTTGTCGTTATAGGGGTGTTGCCCAAATCCCTTTCTCGTATCGAAGACGCAAGCGGATAGGCTTTTGTACCAGCATGGCTCCATGCACCACGCACCAACGTTCCGGTATACCAAACATTTTCGGCGTAGTTGAAGATGACGTACTTGTCGATTTCCCCACTACCGGACTCAGACGCATAAAACCACATAACTTCGGAGAAATCCGTGTTTGATCCAGACACAACCTTATAGGCTTGATCATCGTCAAAATCATCGAACACGGTGCCTAATACGGGACAGGTAAGCCTCTGTGCTGTTCCGGTATAGGTATAGAATGCACCCCGATCCATGAAATAGACCGTACCACCTGCGTTTACCGCCGCATTGGGTGATACCATCGACATACCCTTGGCTGTCTCCGTGAAGGAGAAATAGAAGGGACTACCGATGTACCTCATACTGACGATACCGCAATCGGTCCATATCAGGATCTCTTGGCGCGTCATCATTGCACCCACGATCTCCGAACAGGCCGATAGCTCCTGACCACCAGCACTGTTGGTCGATAGCGGTTGCCATACTCCGGCGGCTTCCGAACTGGACCACCTGACAAGCAATGGATTGATCGTAGTTGCGCCAATATCATTGCAACCGAATGCGATAACATGACGGGCAACATCCGACATCATCACTTGGTGAGCGGCTACGGGAGTGTAGTAGGTTCCGGCCTTATAGGTCGCGACTACAGCAGAACCACCACCTGTTGCCGTACCACTAGCATTTGCACCACCAATATCTGCCGTAAACGTGGCTTTATTTGTAACGGAAGCCACCGTCATCTCGACATTCAGTCTTGCCGCACTTATACCGCCTAGAGCACCGCTTACACCGGATATTGTGACCGTATCCCCAGCAGTAGCCCCATGACCAGCTTTGTCGATGATCGTGACAATAGTGCCGCCACTGGTAACCGTTACCGGATCATTTGAAAGGGTCACTGTACGGCGTGTTATGTCACTGAGTGCCGTAGCGGCGGTTCCCGTACCTACACTCTCATCCCAATAGAAAATATTTCCTTGCCGAACATTAGCGAGCAGATCATCACCGAAGTTCGCCATCGACCACAAACGCAACTGGTTGGCCTGTCCTATTCCGGCACCAGATCCCCAAGTACCAGATCCCCACGGGTCTGCACTCCAACCGGATGCCGATACATATGTATTGAGTCCGGTATTGATCTGGAATGCGGCAGTTACACTGCTACCACCACCGCTCGCGCTAGACGTTGCCTTGGATGAGCATACAACCCGGAACTTGCTGTCAGCACTAGCATCACTGGGATCACCAAGTGCAACGATCCGGTGTGTTGTATTAAGTGCGCCTGTACCTATACCGCCCACAGCAGTTGCACCTGCGATAGTTACATAATCGCCTTTAACCGCTCCGTGGGCACTTGTGGTGTCTACAGTGACAACACTCGTCTCATCGACAGTTGTGATTTTATCCGTACCAAGGGTAATTGTGGTACGGGTAGGGGTAATATCGTAGTAAAGACCACCAAGATTTACATACAGCTTCAGATTGGTCCCGACTCCAACATACTTGTCGCCGGAATCGGTAACCCAATCGTGAAGTTTTCTAGCGGTTCCCAAATAGGTACTCAGAACGTACTTGGTCCAACCGCCGATCTTTTCCGCGAAGCCTTTACGAAAGCGTACTTTATCTGAATCGTACCAAGTACCCTCTGCGGAGTATCTTGTACCATCCGTGAATAGCCCCGGCTTCGGGGCAATCTTCATAAAGGCCATAGCTGATTACTCTGGATCTTTGACCAAGAAATAAGGCTTATCGGCATCCAGATCCCCACCGATAACATCTTGACCAGAGATACCAGCCGCTACTAGAAAGAACTGCACCTGATTCTGCGCTTCCTGACTAGCCGCAAGCAGTTGCTTTGCTAGATCCGCCTGTTGCACGGACAGATAAACCCTATTCCCATCCTTTTCATTCCAAGGCAGGCCGCTCTGTTGCGTCTCGCCGTTAGTCACCGGCTCTTGTGACGCTTGCGACTCTTTCTTTGAGATTTGCTGTTTCTGTTTCGACTGATGCGAGGCGTTCGCCATGAGTATCTACCTTCTCGTCTAAACGGTTAACAATGCGCTCTATCTGAGCGAGGGACTGCTTCACCCCATTCAAACCCACTTTCACTCCGCCATAGGCCGCTCCAGCGGCGGCAGGAACTGCAAGCAGGGACAGTAATGTAGCCATTTCAAGCTCCATCGTCCTCATCCCATGGCATATTGTGTTTCGTTTCATGGGTAGGAGTGATCTGTTCGGCTATCTTAGTATCGAAGCTCGCTTGCATGGCCGCGATCTGTTCCTCGCCAAGATCCGCTTCCACCCAACCCTGAATATCGGCCTCCGTTAAATCTTCATACGGAATAAATGGATCTGGACCTTCTGGGTCGTAAGTCACGGACGAGGTGCCGATAAATGAGGCTTCATGCCCCTCACCATCATCAGCGGAATACCGCCAGTGGATTATGTAAACAACGTTTTCCAGCCCTTCTGCATCTTCGATGGTTACGTCCAACGCTGGGTACGACCATGAATATGAGATCGCCATTATTCTTCTTCCTCTGGTTTCTCAGGCTCGACAATTATGTAGCCTTCGTCATCGGTAACTGTACTTTCTATGATCTTCGGATCACACCGCTCTGCACAGACCATCCAACTTACTGTGTCATCGGAGTCCGATTCAGCACACTCAATCGTGAGCGTGTTGCCTTCGACTGAACCTCGTACAGCACCCCATCCTGTGTCATTCTGTATCCAGCACTGGGGATCACGACACAGAAGCTCCCATGTGCCTTCGCTCATCCCAGACGCAGAGTCCAAATCAACCTGTGCCCAGCCAGAAACGAGATCAGTGCTACCTCTGTAAATTAGGTCTGCTCTAGGGCCTTCAATACATGAGTGGACGAGGTGGTGTGTGTCTTTCTTTTCTGGTAGCGGATGGTCGATTTTGAATGTCTTGGTGCCAGCGGTAAATGTGCCATTAACATCAACCGTGCCATTGTCAGCTATGCTCATCCGTTCTACGACAGTGGGTGAGGTGGCGGTGGCGACGCCCCTTAACGAGAGCGGACCGTAGAAGTCGAAATAGCTAGTCGTGGAATCCGTAGACATGTGCATTGTAGGAGAGCTTTTAATGGTGCCACGACTCAGCATGAACCCCGCAGTGCCACTTGTGTTACCGATATGGAGTTGGGCTTGAGGCCCTGTTGTCCCAATACCCATAGTGGTATTAGATGTAGCTCGCCAAACCTCACCACCAGCAGAACATCGCATATTATTGGCGGCTGGATGATCGAAATAACTGTCCCCACCACCATCTAGATAGAGCTTTTTGGTAGTTGGCAGGAGCAAACCACTGGCCTGTACTTGGGTGACCCAACTGCCATTAACAACAGTCTGTACAGTGTCGGCGGCAGATTCGTGGATGTAAGTATTGCCGCCGCCGTCTAGGTAGAGCTTGCCCGTGGCTTTCAGTGATACGTTCTGCGACGAGTCGATAAGGAGGGCCTGAGTACCAGTGCGAGTTGTAGTATTAGCACCTGTATTGAACGTGATCGAAGTCGCGGAATTGTAGCCCGAATTACCACCGCCAAGGTCGAGACGGTTGACGCTAGAACTAGAGTGGGTCTGCATCATCATAAACCCTTCTGTCTCAGTCCCGCTGTCGTACTGACTGGACAGGAAGGTGGCCGCCTTATTTGTGTCATCGGAGATGGTGTCACCCGCCTTCATAACCCCCACCAATTCAAACGTCTGTGTAGGTGCGGCAATTCCCACTCCAACCCGATCATTACCACCATCGACAAAGAGCATATGGGAGTTGCCGTTGCTCTCTACCCTAAAGTCTATATCTCCCGATTCTTGATTGATGACCACCTCAGAGGTGTTCACGTTTATCTTGTCCACGCCGCCAGTTCTTAGTTCCCAAGAGTTATCCATATATCTCGTATATGTGTCGCTGTCACCCGCGTGGTATATGTACTGAGCGACTTGGACATCACCATCGAATCTACAGGTCCCAGCGTCCACTAGCATCGCGTAGTTATTCGTGGCTTCGGTTGCCGCACCCGATATATAAAGTGATGCACTGTTGGTAACGGTAGCCCCAGAACCTACTGTGATTTCCGGTTCGTTGATTATTACTTGAGCAACCGTCGTAATAGTTTCTGATACCGCTTGTGTCGTGATTGAGCTTACAAACCAAGCACCAGCTAGGTGCTGTGTGTCACCCGATGCTCCAGTAAAGGCACCCTGTACCCGTAAACACTCTGCTGTATTGCTAGACCCATCAGAAGTGAAGGAACCATCCAGCAGGAAGCGAACTCGTCCAATTGCGGAACCACCTATTGCGTGTGGCCCTGTACCAGAGACAACGAGGTCGCCAGAGACAACGGTATCACCCGAAGCATCTACCGTGAATACATCTGAACCAGTTCCGATACCAGTAGAGTTGACCGTGAACTTGCCGCTAGAGCCAGAAGAGATACCCGCAGTTACATATCCAGCCCTTGAATCGTGAGCGTGACCGTACAGGCTAATTCCACCACCATAACCCGCAGATCCAGCACCAGCTTGAATATGAAGAGCCGTCTCTCCGGTGGCGTCTTCATTTATCATTATAAAACGCTGTGCATCTGGGTTACCTGCAATGAGTATGTTCGTGCCTACGGCGAGGGCTTTGGCGACACCAAGACCACCATCCGTATGGACTGACCCAGTAGTGCCCGAAGTCGAGTCGGTTGCGTCATCTACCGACAAGACGCCAGCCACAGTCAGCGTACTAGCCATATCTACCGCACCGTCGATGTCTACTACGTCTAGATTTGACGTACCGTCTACGTCTAGGTCGCCATTAAAGTCTGCGTTACCAGCTAGAGTTAGTGTAGAAGCCATATCAACAGCACCATCAATGTCTACGATATCTAGGTTTGCAGTGCCATCTACATCTATATCGCCTGCTAGGTCAATTCCTGCGGCACCTGCTAAAACCAAGTCATCAGTAGATGTGTCCCATAGCATGTAAGCACTGGCTGTATCACCAAAGAATTTGACATCGTACCCAGTGTCATCGACACCAACCGTAACCGTTGAGTCAATCTGTACTGCGCCATCAATGTCTACTGCGTCTAGATTTGTAGTACCGTCTACATCCAAAGCTCCATTAAAGTCTACGTCACCCGCTACAGTGAGTGTGCTACTCAACTCCAGATCAGCGAACGCATCCAGAACAGCCGCGCCAGATCCGGCACCATCAGTGAAGATAGCCGCGACCTTGCCGTTACCGATTGTAATGTTGGCCCCGGAACCCTGACTTATGATGATGTTCTGAGAGCCGCTTGTAGCGTTTTCAATGATCCAGAACTTGTTGATCGTATTTGGTAACAAGGAAATGGTACACGCTGAATCCAGTGTGCCCGTATACTTCATGTATATGGCTCTACCTTCGTCAGCCGCACCGTCTGCTACGGTAGTGCTATGAGTGTCGGCATTCGTTGTGATAGCCTCAGTACCAGAACCGAAAGCGTCTGCTATAAGCTCTAGGTTCGTATTGGTGGAAGTACCCCAAGTACCCGATTCGGCACCTGTGGCAATTTCCTTCAGTCTCAGATTGTTGACATATGTAGCCATGTTCTATTCCTATAGCGTCCAAGTCCAAAGATGTATCAAGATAGGGCCAAGGGTATCCATGATACCATCAATCCCCCAGCCGTAGGGCAGATCCCACTTTCCCGGCGTACCTTCCTTCGCATGGTGACGCCAATCATAGACCTCCCTCGTTCCGTAAAGTGCAAGCGCGATACCTGATCCAATCCGTGCGCCAGCAACCCAACTGTCTGGTAGAACTATCGCCCAGAGTACAACGTAGAGCGTGATGAGTGCCGCGATCAGCGCATGATGTACCCATGTTGTCCATTCCTTACCACTCTTGAGTACCCAAGGCAGGTAGGGTTGCAGGTATTTGTCCGCCCATCTGTTGAGTGTGGCAAAGTCATCCACAACAGCTACCCATATCAAAAGCGGCACATGAAGAGCCAAAACGATACACGCAAGATTACTTAGGTCCATTATACAGGTATTAACTCCCAATCAGGTGTTTGTGAGTCCGAAACTTCAGACCATCCGGGTGTCTGAGCATCATCTATCGCTCCCCAATCCGGTGTTTGTGAATCATCTATTGGACTCCAAATCTGTACACTTGATGTTGCGCCTGTTCCTGCTACTCCGGTAACGCTTACAGTGACTCCGGTTCCGGCAGTTACCGTTACCGAACCCACACCACCTGTTGCCGCAATTCCGGTTGGGCTGACATTTGCATCAGCCGTTACCGTTACTGAGCCAACTGCGCCCGTCCCAGCCAAGCCCGTTACCGTAACATTTGCATCTGCCGTTACAGTGACGCTTCCTACACCACCCGTAGCCGCCAAACCAGTGACAGTTACGTTTGCATCTCCGGTAACTGTGACCGATCCTACCGCCCCAGTACCAGCAACTCCCGTTACGGTGACATTTGCATCTCCTGTTACCGTAACACTTCCTACTGCACCCGTTCCAGCTATACCCGTTACATCAACGGGAACTGGCTCGCCCCAGGTACTAGAACCCCAGGTAGAACGGCCCCAGCCAGTTACATTTGCCATGCTACGCTATACGAATAATCGCGTTACTCGCATCAGCCGCAGGAAAAGCAATCGTGAACGTACCAGCAGTGGCCGTTTTCAATGCACCAAAATCTAAAATAACAACAGACGGATCACCGCTCGCACTATCATTAAAAATCATTGCACCCATAGCCGAAAACGTAGCAGTAGTCCACGCACTATCAGCGAAATCGGTGAGAGCAGTAGTTCCACTGCTAGAAGGGTCTATCCGCGTTAGCGTGTTTCCCTTGGCAGTGTAGTTCGTGCCAGTGATTTCGTTACTAGTGGTATACGCCGTGGTAGCGGCAGTGAATGAAGAATTATCATCATACAATGCAATCTGGAATGTACTTCCACCGGAAAGAAGGAAGTTATGCTTTGCCTCCAGCAATTCCTTTTTGAAAGAGGTACACATGAAATTTCCTGAAAACGCCATTATAATTTCTCCACTGAATTAGCTAAGTCACTGTGGCCTGCTGAACGTAGCAGGGTGATTACCTTGGAGCGATCCTCTTTGATCGCCTCCTTGATATAATAGTTGAAGACATGGCGAATACGATCCTTGAACGCTTTCGCCTGATCCACAATCAAGGGATGCGCGTCTTCGCCTATTGAAATAACCTGTTCCGTAGCGCGGTCAGCCCAATGTTCCGGTCCCAGATTACAGTGTTCTGTAGTCGTTACGATCACATTCCCAATCTCACCGTTGATCATGCTACAGCCACCCTTATCGTGCCATCACGATATTCATCACCAGTCATGCGACCTTCCGCTTGCATTTTCAGTAGATCCAATGCTTCCTGATACCTCTGCTGATACAACTGCATCATGTCCGCATCACCCTTCATATAGGTGTATGCCTCTACAAGAGAGCCATAGAGCAGAACCGTATCTGCATTAGTGCCCAACCACGATGGACTCGTATCAACAATTGAAGCTGGCTGATAGTAGTAGTGAAGCTCTGTCACATAATCCGCATCAGGTGTAGGCCCAACAATGAATGTGTCACTAGCAAAGGTACCGTAATATTTAGGTGTGCCCTTAGTCGATGCGTTTGGATACGTCGATCTGATGAAGTTCGCATCCTTATTCAATAAAAATATCTGGTTGCTGGAACTTGTAATCGACAAAGACAACGGAAACAAAAAGTCCGTAGGCATAGTCAGATACGCATTGCCGTCAGTCATGTTACCTGCCTGATTCTTACGATTCACGGGCAGATTGACCGAACGATAGATACGCTGTTCAGCTTGCTTCACAAATGTAGGAATCGCCGCAACAAAGGCTGTTTCAGTGTTGTTCGTGTAATCCTTGATAGCGGCTAGAAGTTCAGCGTAGGTCATGTAGTCACCTTCACGATGCCCACCTGTCCATGTGCTATAAGGTTGCCTCCCCCGCCTCCACCTCCGTTTCCTACTGGATCAAACGCAAAAAGCCTTCTGCTGGTATCCTGTGCAATATCAGGTCGAGCATTTCTAAGAGCTTCCGGGTCAGCATAATCACCAAGCCTACCTAAAAAGTTCTGCGGCTGATCTTCGTCCAACATATCCTTGCCGACCATAAGGCCCGTCATACGTCCAGCCTTAATCTGTGGCACAAGATCCTTGATCTTATACCTGAACCCAGTGCGGTCGCAGAATCCGAAAGCATACTTCCCATTAGCATAGCGAGCCATCAGGAATATCCTCCAGGGACGAAATGCACAGAAGCTCTATCACGATCTTCTTGCTCTGCTAATTGCCATTGAAACTCGTACTCAGCCTTGAGTTCAGGAGAACGCACGAATGCTTCCGGGTATTTTTGCGAGATACGAAATGCCAATCCAGAAACCAATGCAGGAAGAAAGCGAGCGGGGACATCAGGATTCGTAGATCCCACCGCTCCCGTGTCTTCTATACGCCTGATACGCTGATAGGCGAATGTGTAGACCTTGTCTGGTGTCGGCCATAGATACGCAACCGGAGCGGCACCCTGCTTATCAATGTAGATATTTACAGGACGCCCTTCGGTAAGCTTATTGGGTATCGTGGAATACTGGGATACGCTGAAACGTGAAAGAGGCAAGTCGTTTTGCGACGTACCCGTTCCGTCACGAATCCAATATTCGATAAGATCAACCGTATCTGCTGGTAGCGTGATTGTGGAAGTGCTCGCGGTTGTGCTGGCAGTTCCTTGTTCTACGCACCAGAAGTTGAGTCCACGGTTCGCCCACTCAAGACTCATTAGATTCAGAGAACGACGAGCCGTTTCGATATCGTAGCCTGTCTTGGACTGAAGGCCACATCTTTCGAACGCCTCTTCAATAACCTCTGCAATCTCAAGGTTGAATGTCGCAGTACCTGACGTAGCCATTAGCTATCCCTGAATTTATTTTTAGATTGCTTCTTAAATACGCTAACCTTTCCAGGCGTCAAAGAGCCATTACCAATCAGGCCACCACTTCTCATTGCCGCGAAATCCTGCAAGGAACCTTTTTTAGCAAATTCATCTTTTACAAGACCCCCAATCGCTTTCTTTTGCGCTTCTCTAGCCCATTCACGAGCCATATCAGGCTCGTTAGCGAACATCCATTTTCTTTGTTTATCGCTCTTGAAGGGCATCAAAAAGCCCTCCAATTGGGATATTCCAAAGCAATATGACTAGTATGAGCCACTTCTTCCTCATGATCAGGGTAGTTTTCGGCCAACCTACTGTAATAGCCCCAATTATGATCAGCATCAGCCTTCTTTTTAGCGATCTCGTTGTATTCGGGAACGCTACCTTCTTTCTTATCAGCCATTAGTAGCTCTTCCTCAGAGCCACCAGCACGGTATAACGATCCCCGCTTGAGTGGCCCGTAGTGGTGAAGTTGATGTCTCCCGTCTTGCCGCCACCTGAATTATTGGTGAGCGGACCAGCCTGACGGAAGTCGTAAAATCCATATCCGCTGAGAGTCCAGCAAATAACATCCGTACTAGCGTCCCATAGAATATCTACGGTCATACCGGAGCAGTCATACCACATCTGCTGGATCGTAACACCAGCGCATGACTTTCCAGTACCGGATTCGGTCTGGAGGGCAGAAACATCCACCTTGGTCACAGCACTTTCGCCTGAGCCATCGGAGATGTTGGTGAACTTCATAACAGCGATTCGGTCGCCGTCTTGGATCGTTTGGGACGTTACTGCGTCAGCCATCTCATTCTCCCCGCGAGGACAGGGCTTCTAGCCCCGCTCGCAATAGGAAATATGACCACCCACCCTTAGATGGGTGGCCTTATCTCAGTTAAACATTACGACAGTGCCGCAATCGGTACATATTCGATAATGAATGTGAACGATCCCGCAGTAGTAGCATCTGCAGTGTTTGTGATATTGCAGTAAATCGTCCGTTCAGAAGCGGTATACTGAGCCGACACGGGAGCCGTAGTAGTACTCTCCGTTGTGGCTACCAGTGTGCAACCTACGACATTACCCACTACGACTGTCGTTCCACCATCTAGGATTTGATCGGTGATCGCCGCAACAATCTGGGCACCGGAACTTGATGTTCCAACCTCAAACCCAATGTCTCCCGTTCCGATAACCGGAGCAGTGATACATACAATTTTGATTGCGGTGATAACAGTGTTAGCTGGCTGAGTAAACTCACCAATAGCTGGGCTGTCGCCTGCCGTTGTGTTGACTGTAACGCCTGAAGCGTGTCCAACACCCTTACCTAGAACGACTCTAGTAGTAACGGCACCAGTTGTACTGCTCTTATCAACGGATTGAAATCCGTTTTCCGATCTTACTGGTCCTGAAAAAGTTGTGTTAGCCATGATTTCTCCTGTCTTGGCTAGTGTCTACCAATCTCTTGATAGTCAGGAAAAAAAGAAAGGGTGGGAACAGTCCAAACATAGAACCGTCCCCACCCCCTACTCACTATGCTCCGGGTGAACCCCAGATCCCTAATGGATCTGAGACACCAAAGCTGTACCGCTCGCGAGCCTTGTAACGCACGTTTCCGGTGTCAAAGTCACCGTCCATGCTCGTCTCAAGTGCAACACGATTAAAGTGCTTCATTCCATTCGGAATATCGGTAAGAAGGAACCACGCATCCGTATCTGTCAAATAGTGATTCACAACTGTTCCGCCAGGAACAACACCCATCGAACGCACAGCGTTGATATCGTTGTCCGCAGTTGAAGGGCGAAGCTCAGATTTCATTACCCTTTGCGCTACAAATTGTAGATCGGGCGGGATAACGAGCGTCTGGGGACGAGCAGCGATCAATAGACCACGCTCATCTGTCCATTTGCCAATCTGAATTACAGCGGCCTCAAGAGAGGTCTCGTTGAGATCTGCCGCTGTGGCCTGAGTGTTTGAGTTCGTTCCACCCGAAACAAGCGGGTGAGAAGTCGAAAACAATGCTACACCGTCACCACTTGAATAAGCCGTGGTAAAGCCATTGTTCAACGGAACAACAGATTTCACTTGCTTAGTGTGAGCCATGGCACGAGCCAAGGCTTTGGTGTAACGAGCCGACAAGGAATCATAAAGATTGTCTTCCATGGCTTCTTCTGTAATAGCAAAGCCCATGGCAATCGTTTCATGGTTGTACCGCGCCGTGAAAGATTCCTGTGCAGCGTCATACGAAATTGCCGATCCCTCATCCTTGACGGGAGCAGCATCGAAGCCCGAAAGCTTCACTTCTTCTTCAAAAGACCTATCTGAACTTTCCGTCTCATAGATTTCGCTATGCTCCGCATCGTAGCGAGCATACTCCAATCCAAAGAGCGCGTTCAAGCCCGGAAGTAGTTCCTTGAGAAGTTGTGCGCGTGATATAGCCATTGATCAATCTCCTATTATACGCCAGTGGCGTTTAAGTATGAATGATTGGAGGCTGACCCACTCGACGCCGCATTGAACTTAACGATAACGTCGGGATAAGCATCACTCGCCGTGGTCCCTTTCGGGGGCAAACTCTTAGGTCCATCAACAAAGTCGATGATCCGAAGTGGAAGCGTGTTCGTTGTAGCTGGTGTGCTTCCATCCAAAGCATTCTTGGATTTACCAATAGAGGTGCTACCAGCCGTTTGAACCACAGAAGCATTAAGACCACGATCCGTGGTGTTTAATGCTTCATCGGATTGCATCTGAAATACAACATGCGGGTCATCTATAACGTAAGCCATCGCATCAGTTGCCGTTGTAGACGCAGGCCACTGCGTGTTAAACGTCTTCTGATTTGTTGTGCTTGGCGTATAGGAACATCCCACAAAAATTCCTACTGCTGTTAGCGCAGTGGTGCCAGAATCCAACTCAACTTCACCATCTGACGCTAACTTCACAAAATCACCGTTAAAAATGGCGGTGCCATAGGTACTACCTATCGGTAAGTGCCTCACCTTGCCCGTATATGAGCCGGAAGCACTTAGCGTACCAATTGGCCTCGCGCCATACGGTGCCGCTGAAGTAGCCATAATAATTTCCTAATTAAATTTAGGCATTTAGCGGCCTTCGCCGCCGAATACCACACGAGTTTTACGATTTGGTGCAAGAACGGGCATCCGTGGATCGTTCTCACGCATATAATTGTTGTCAACGGCCTGCATCTGGGATTCAGCATGACTCTTGTAATAATCACGCCTCTTCTCCACTTGTTCCTGTGGTGCCTTACAGAGCAGTAGTCCACCGACTTCAATACCACCCTTCGTACCCCATTCAGATTTATGATCACTCATAATATGAAGTTCTGGATGATCTTCGGCACGAACTGGTTCCCAGCCTTCACGAAATTTCTTAGAAACATTCGTGTTATCAGGATTACCAATCATAGATGTTCGTATCCATCGAAAAACCCAGCCATCTTGCGGATCGGGGTCTGGAAGTAATGATGCGGGTTCCCAGGGCGTATCACGAGTTTCATTTTCACGAGTCTCAAGATCACGGGGTTCCCGTGTAGCGCGTTCTTCAGCCATTAGACCATCTCCTTCATTAACTGGGCCGCATATTGCTGAGGTGAAAGTCCCAAGCGTTTCGCGAGTCTGACTTGGGTCTCCGTCAATCTGACGGTGCGTGGTTTAGCTCCGCTATTTCTAGAAGCAGATGCTACCACGGTCTTTCTTCGAGGCGGTGCGGTGTCAACAACCATCGTAGAATTGGTGCGCTGGCTGCTACTACCGAATTGCGTAGGAAAAACTTCTTTCATACGAGAATCAATCAATTCATAATATTGTTCAGACTCAGGGTCAATACCTTCATCTCCAACCAACTTTTCATGTACTCCATAAGCAAAGCTGGTCATTTCCTTATCAACACCAAACCACTGGTTACGTTCCTGCCATTCCATAGCCTTCACATCCGGCTGAATCGGCTCTGGAATGTACTGTTGTTGCTGTGCAGCGATCTGTTGGTTCTCTGCCATCACCTGTTGCTTCCAATTATCGATAATTTTCTGCGAAACAGCAGGCGCATAGGCTTGAGCAAGCTGTGCATTGGTCAAATGTTGCTGTGCAAGGGTAATTTGGTCGGAATCACCCGATTCATGTGCTCTTTTGAAGTTTTCCTGGGCAATTACGAGTGAAGCATCTGCTTTATCCCTACTTTGCTGCGTTAAAGCGGTCTGAGAGTCCTGAACAAGCTTCAAAAGCCGCTGATTTTCGACTTGAAGGTTCTGAGTGTAGTTAACAGCCTCATTTGCAAGCCTATCCGACGATTCTTTGGCTCTACGCTCTTCGTGGTACTCCCATTTCAGCTTTTTTATGCGTTTTTGGGCACGTTGACCTAATTGTGCAAGCTCTTCGTCCGATGCAGCCCCGTCATCTTCACTTTTTGACGCTGGAGCACCCCTTTGGTCATCTTCAGGGCGGTCATCCACGACCTCAATGTCGATTTCACCTGTATCGGCACTCGTCTCCGTCTCCGCAGGAGGCTCTATCGTAGTTCTAACACCTAAAAACTTGTCTTCTTCGCTCATTCTTCCGGTTTCTTCACTCATTTTAGGCCCTTTCCACACCTCTGGGGTCTTCCACGACCGCCTCTACAGTATCATCGTTGATTAAACGGAATTCTTTACCATGTATTTTAATTCTTGTGCCACTGAATGCCCTAAAAACCACCCAATCACCTACCTCACAATATGGTCCATTAGGAAATCGGTTGTAATTGACGTAGGAGTCCGGCCCCATTGACATAACCCAGCCCACAATCGTGGCGATAGCCTCTTCATGTTGGGACTGCGCCGACTTTATGATGCCACCTTCGGTGGCTTCTTCAACTTCGGGGAGTGCAATCAGCAGTTTGTAGCCTTTTGGCTCCGGTAATTGCGATGCGTAACGAGAATCTTCTTCTTCAACATCTTCTTCTGGTAATACCATTTGGTCCAAAAC